GTATGGGTTCAGGAACATCGAAGCCCAAGTTACGCAGCACCCGAGTTTCGTCGGGCCTGTGCGGTATCGCAACCAATGTCGACCCTTTGTGTTCTACCAACTTCGCGGTTGGTATGACTGTCGTTACTCGTGATGGGTTGCGAAGCTTGAGTACGACTGCCTTTTTTTCTTTGTGAATTAGCATGGGTTGAGTGATTTGTGAAGCGCCATAGCCTCGCTAAAAATTAGTGGTTTCCAAACAAAGAGTCCTTGTTGTACGTCACGCTCAAGCCAACGGGCATCCCAGCCCTCGTTTTCTTGCTTTGTGGTGCACTCGCGTTCATAACGCAAAGCTAGTTTTTTAGCTTTCGGCCCCCAAACACCTAGCACTCTAGCGGTCTGTGTGTAGTTCATTCCTTGAATGTTTACGAGGTTCCACGCAAAGCAACACTCCATTTTGAAGCGCTCGTATTCTAGGTCTATGGGGCGTTCGTAGTGAGGGAAGTGACTCACGTCCTCACTTGTCTGGGTTGTATGAGCCACTGCCCTTCCTCCATCCACGGTTGGTTGATCGGTCTTGAACTGCTGTGTTGGCCTTGTGGTTACCACCGCCGTTCTCCAGTGACTTCTTGTGCGCTACGTCTTTACCATCGCCGACCTTGGCCTTGCCATCTTTGATGGCTTCGCGCCGTGCAGCGTTGTTCTTCACACGCTTGGCCACCTCTTCAGGGCGAGCGTTGTAGGCCTTCTGATATTCCAGCTTGCGGGTTGTTGATTTGGTCATGCTAATGCTCCTTCTACGATGTAAGCCTTACGTTGTTTGAGCTCGCCAGTCCCACGAATGAACGGGCTCCACCAGTACACTCCGCTGCTTCGCCGCTTGAAATGCCCACGCACAAGGTGAGCTTCTACGTCAGCGCGTTGGCTAGTAGTTCCTTTGCAGACGGTCTCTACTGCGGACAGGGAGACGACAGTGTACTCAGTGCTAGCCATTATCTTCTTACGCCGACCAAGCATGGTACCTACACCTTGCCTCGGGCCAATTTTTGTTTTAGCAATACCTGACTTGCAGTTAATGACTGACTCCCAAATAAACATCAAGGGGCTAACTTCTTCAATAACCTCTTGCTTGAGTTTAGGAGCCATGCGTAGTAAATTCACCGCGAATTGCTTGGCATAAGATGTTGCGGTATTTGCCTGACTAAGAATGTGGCTGTTGATTGCGTACGCCATAGGGCTCGGGGAAAAAGCATACTGCGTGGTTGCGGTTTGTTGGTCTGTGAATATATTAGCCATAAATGCGCCGCAGCCTAGAGTACCGTTATCGAACTCCCAAAACGGCCAAAACTCAAACGCAGGCTGACCACTAACCTCAGTCCGTCTAATTCGCGCCGCGACTCTGCGAATACTCATATTGTTCTCACCTTCAACAGCGTTTCGTAAAATAGCAATCTCTGGGGTAATAGGCATTTCTACGATCAACGAGTCGTATGGCATATGCAGCTTTTTCGCCTCGACTAATCCCCCGGCTTTCTTTCTGGATAGCTTTTGTATTTCCAGTGCTGTTTTGGGGGACATGACGAAGATGGCGTCTACTTTAAATTCACTTGCCGGTATACGCAAAGTTTCTATCTTTTCAGTGCTCATGGCCACAGCAGCTAAAGGCGAAAAGCCCTTGTCGTCAGTTGTGAACGCTCGGGTCATTTTTTAGGCTCCAGTTTGGAATAAACGTCGACCACGTCGAACAACATCGGCATGTCATCAGGATTGTCCACTACCCAAGCAAATCCGTCAGCGCTTCTGATAGCTTCAATTACTCTTTCTTGGTTTGACGTAATGTTCTTTTTCTTGCCGGGTGCTTTAGTTTCAATGGCTACAAAAACTCCCTTGTAGCAGCAGATGATGTCAGGGATACCGACCTGCCCCATGCCGTTGGACACGGGCATAAAGAACCAAGCGCCTCGCTCTTTAAGGAACTTCTTGCAAGCGTCTTTGACCTTGCCTTCAGGTGTACTAGCCATTCTTTCTCCCGTTGAATTCGCAGCTCAATACTGGGCACCAAGCCTTACACAGCCCTGACGTTTTGGCTGGCCACCTGTCTCTTTCGTATGCAGACTCCAGCTTGTTCACACGGGGCACGAAGTTCTGCCAAATGATGGGCACCTCAGAGCGTTCGCGTGGCGTCCAGTCAATCTTCTTTTCCTTGAGCCAAATGAAGCCAGTGGTAACTTTGTTGATCTCTGGGTGATGGGCAAACACGTAGTTGGCATACAGGTCGAGCTGCTCTGTGGGCTTGCGCTTTCCGGTCTTGTAGTCTGCGACGACGGCCTTGTCGCCATGAAGCACAACCAAGTCAGCGATGCCTCGAGTCCATGCACCTTTCCATGCTGTCGGCTGGAAGTTCCGGTCGAGTGCGTACTCTTTCTCGCACAGCTTTGCACCGGGCAGTTTGGCCAGCTTGAATGCCAACTTCTGCCAATGCTCCATACCTTCTGGCAGCATTACGCCATCCTTGATGAAGTCCTCGAACGCGGTGTGAACTCGTGTACCCCACTCAGTGTGTACGGTAGGCGGCTCAACGATATCGCGCTTGACCTTGAGGTGGTAGAACTTACGTGGGCATGTCTCGAATGTGTCGAGCTGGCTGTACGTCCAAGCCGGGTTTGTCATGTTGTTCCAATGCGGTTGTGCCCCAATGCGTCATTCGACGGTTGGGGCTTTTTGTTCGATGCTCTATGGTAGCAGCATGGTGAGTGCTGTCAACATTATTTTGCTTCGCCGTAGCAATCCGCAATGTCACCCTCAGACCACGTCACAAGCTCTGGCCACCACGACACACCTTGGCGCATGATGCCCTGTAAATGATCGAGGTGCTGCTGCGCATCTTTCTCTGGAACTGCAAACACAAGCTCGTCATGGACAGCCAGCGATGGGCGCAAGCCAGTGTCCTTGTAGAACCGCACAGCATGCTCAGCGATAACGTCACGAGCCAGTGCCTGTACCAAATTCTCAACGCCCTTCCCGGCGTAGATGCGAGCCTTAGACCTGCCGTTGCCGTACCACCATTCGTGCTTACCGTTCTCGTTCTGTTTGACCAGTGACGGGTAGTAGATGCGACGGCCAGACGGCAAGCGCACAGCTTCGTGCTCCACTTGGCACATACCCCACGGGTCGATGGATGCCTCGATGCCTTGTCGGATGTTGGTCAGGTTGTTCTGGAACTGCTTCCAGCCGTTGACGATCTCACCATGAGCGTCGCGGTACTTGTTGACCACATCAGTGGCTTCTTCCAGCGACAGGTCGATGCCGCCCATCAGCTTGGCTACCTTCTGGAACGTAGCGCCGCCAGCACCAAAGCCTAGACCCAAGTGAGCCACCTTGCCCACCTGACGCTGGTTCTTCGTGACCTCGTCTTCGGTGATGTTGTACAGGTCATGCGCTGCAAAATATCGGTACAGGTCGGCCTTGTCAGGGCTCGAGGCAAACAGCTCCATGGCGTACGGTACTTTCCACAGAAACATATTGACCCGCAACTCAATACCAGAAAGGTCAGCCACGATGATCTTGTGTCCCTTGGGAGCCTTGAGCGACATACGCAGGGCGTCTGACGGCTTGGGGTTCTTGGGGTCGATGCGCGGTAGGTTCTGCATGTTGTACTGCTCACCAGACCAGCGACCTGTTGTATCCGCGCCACAGTATTTCAGCGGCACAGGCAGTCGGCCATCACAGGCGTCAGCGGCTCTGAGGAATGCTTGCAGTCGTGTCTCCAGCAGCGTGGACTTGACCTCGAGTCTTGCACGGGCAGCAGCGGCCACCACAGGGTTCTCGTGGTTCTGCAACGCGATGAACGCATCGTCTGTTTTGGCCAGCGCAGGCACACGCTTCTCAGGGTTGGTCGGCGACTGCTTCATGGGAGCTTCAACACCAAGGCGCTCCAGCAGTGCAGAAAACTTAGCAGCCGAGGCCAGCTCAGTACGAACCTGTTCTTCGATATCTGTGCCACTGTCAAGGCGCTCAGCCACGAACTGTTCGATGCCAAGGGTGTGAGCCAGCTCAAGCAGGGAGCGACGCTTTTCTTCTTTGACATCTTCCAAGGCCTTATCCACCATGAAGTAGTTGAGTAAGAACTTGGGCTCGACCAGCATGCGGGTAGTCATGTCGATCTGCAGCAGCTCCTGCTTGGGGAATGATGGAGCGAGCTTCTTGAAGATAGCCGCGCACAAGTCGGTGTCCACCTTGTTGTAGTCCTCCATTTGGGCCAGCTCGTCTTCGCTGAAGTCACACAGGTGCTTGCCCTTGGTGTTGGTAGCCTCGAGGTCTAACTTGACGCCGACCTTCAGCTCAACGGCCAGCTTCTTGAGCGATACACCAGTCAACGATTTGCCGTTTACGAACGCACTGGTCTTGGAATACTTGGGCCTTGCCATAGCAGCAGTGCAGCCGTACATCTTGGGGTTCACGCCCATGCGCCATGCGAGGATCATCGCATCGAAGCCCGACATGTTGTGGCCGATAGCCATAGCGTCTGACCAGTCAAGCGACTGCAGGTGCTCTCTGATCTTCTGCTCACCGAACAGAACGTATGTCGGTGCGTTGCCAACCTTGATGGCCACAGAGATGATCTCAGTGTCTGGGTGCATCACGTACTCGGTTGGAGACATGCGGCTGAGCGTGTGCTCGGTGCTCCAGAAAGATTCAAAGTCGATGTAGATGGGGGTCATTACTTTTCCAGTTTGTTTGCGACGTTGAATGCAGTCCAGAGCTCAGCGAACTTAGGGTCGGTCTTTGCAGCGAACTCGGCGAAAGCAGCCATCTTCTTGAACGACTTCAAGTCCTCAAGTGTCATGGACTCCTCGCCCAAAGTGATACATGGGTTGACATTCGGCGCAACTGTTCCGATACCTAGGTTGCCGTTGGATGACAACGTCATGGCTGGTTGCATGTTTACCTGCGATGCTTTGTACCAGTTGATGGTCATCAGTACAGCCCTTCCAAGTTTGGTGGTGCGTAGTCAGGCCCCTTGGCGATCTTGCCATGCTCGTTGAAGATGGGGTATCCGTTCTTGTCGAACTTGCTGTAGTTGCTACGGTTCACAGCAGCCACCGCGTCAGCGGTCTTCATGCCAGCGCAGTACCCAACGCCAACGGCTGTAACGACCTGATCGGCCAGTGAGTCCAAGAACTCTTTGCGGTCGGTAATTTGTGCGACAACCGTGTTCTGCTTAAGTGCGTTGGCCATGTTGTGCAGTGCCAAGCGAAGCCCTTGTCGAAAGCGTTCGTCGTCCTCATTGTCTAGCTGAAAGGCGTCAAACATCTCAACCACCTCCTCGAGATGGCAGCCAAGCTGCACGTTGAAGTCTGCCTCTGTTGGCTTGGGTCTGGCTCTTCTGTGCCACAGTTCAATTTGATCTACGCTCATTTTCCCTCCAGTTGAAATGCGACGATGGCGGCGGCGATGCGCTCGTTCACGTCAGTGATGGTCTCGGCTATATACGTCTCGTACTCGTAGCCCTCTTTGCGTCCGATGTTGACGATGTAACCGTTGGCCACTTGCAGCACTTCAACAGTGCCATGGAACAGCTTTTTGGATTTGGGTGCTTGATCGTGTTTCAAGATTTGATTGATTTGTGATGCGGATATCGAGCCTTGGTAAATAGTGCCGGGCAGCGCTTGCGCAGCGTTGGCGATGTTGCCTGATGCACCTGCGGTGCCGAACAAGGCGTGGGTTAAAGAGTCGAACATGCGCGGCCCTCCAGCTCGATCAGCAACTCGATGTAGTGCTTGGCTTTCTCAAGGTCAGCCATGCCGTTCTTGTTGCGCCATCGACTGATGTACTTGATGACGTTGCCTTCCAAGTATGGGATGCCGTTGGCATGGATGAACTCTACTGGCTGTATCTTCATCTGCTTGTAGTGGTCGCCGTCAACTTGCACGTCTAATGGGTTTGTCATTCGATCTCCTCTATGCGTACTCTGACGTGGATTGGTTTGGCTTTGGTATTGCGAAAAAGTTTGACTGTTGTGGACGCTTCAAATGCAGGTGCCATGACTTTCCACAGCAGAGGGATGCCATCGTCGCTGAGCATGAAGCTCCTGCCGCCTGTCTTGACGGCCCATGCTTTGATGTCTCGTTTCACTCTCTGCTCCTGTCAAACGTAGGCAGCGGTGCCCAGTGAGTCCATCTGTCACCGTCGCGCCAGCTACCAAGGACTGCAACGCCTAAGCGTTTGTCGATCAACAGCATCTTCGCGCTCAATGGTGGTGGGTACTCTTTGGCGTCTAGCCAGTGGTTGTTGACATCGACTACAGCGAAGCGGTCGTGCGTTAGTTTGTGCTCGGTCATTGCCATAATGATTTTCCTCCTATGAATGTGGTCTTGATGTTCGCTTGCTTTTGCGCTGCAACTTTGCGCGCGTAGTTCCTGCGGCTACGCACTTGCTGAGGCTGAGTACTTCTTGGCTCAGCGTCTTCGCCTTGTCCAAGTGCGTAAATCTTGACACGGTTACGGCCATCAGTGCGGTTCGAGTAGTCAACAATGTAGATCATTTTTTGCGCTTTCATTTCTGCCAGAAGTCTTCCAACAGCTTTTGGTGCTACGCCAGTTTTGTTAGCAATGTCCATTCTGCTTGCTGGACTTTGCATCAGCAATTTGATTACTCGGACTGTTTGTTCTATGTTCATTTATTTCTTCCCCATATTACCCAACCGATCAGCAAACCGCGCTTTGCCATACGTTGCATTTCCTCAACCAGCACGGCCTCGGTGTTGTAGTCGGGTTTGAATTGGTTTGGTTCTGGCGGGGATGTGTAGAGGTCGGAAGCCTTAAACCAACGGGCGTCACAGTCTGTAATATCACCGGGCATTGTCACGCGAGTGCGGCCTGTTTCACCGTGCTGCCAAAGTGTCGCCACAGGCTCCTGCACAGGTGCTGGCTGTGCGGGTAAGGTGTTGAATTTCAATTCAGCCCTCAATCGCTGGTTTTCGTCAATTAACGCTGCCACAGGCTCCTGCACAGGTGCTGGTTGTGCGTTCGTTGTCGTGTCTTTGTCAAGCAACTCCTTGGCTTGGCGAACACGTTCCTTTCGGATAGGGCAGTCACGCCCCTGATTGCAGTTACCGTACTCGTCACAGCAGTTCATGATCTCTCCAAGATAGGTGTCATCTTCTTTAAGCGGAACTCCTCGCGGACAAGTGCAATGGCCTCGTCCATATCTCTCAGAGTCACCACTTCCATCTGCGCGTCATGCAGTTCCATGAACTCGTTGAGCGTAGTCATCTCAGCGGCCTTTAGGATGAACCGACCAGACTCAAGACCACGCGCACCAACAGCACGAATAGCCAACAGACCTTGCTTGACCACATCGCTGTAGTCCTTACCAAACCCCATGCGTGCAAAGGCCTCGGTGATGTTGCCCATGGCAATCAGTGTGTCGATGTCAGTGCGCGTTGCCACACCCTTGGTCAGCGCATCCATGGCCCCATGGTTTTTGATCTTGAGGTCGACCATGAACGATGTGTGTGAACGCACAGAAGACAAGCCCTCCATGACGTACCCCACGGGATTAAGCAGCACACGCTTTGGTCTGTATTTGCTGCGTTTACGCATGTCACTTCCGATTCAAGAATTTAATCCAGCACTTGGCGCAGTACCATTTGTCTCGCATCTGCACACCACTTAGAGGTTCAGAACCGTTGCCGCACTTGTCACAGTGTTTAAGGGGCTGACTGCGGGACTGCGAACTCGCTTGGCTCTCTTGGAACGAGTTTGTCGAAGGCATGCGCGGTGGTTTGGAATTCATCGAGTATCTGTGGGTTGGTCACCGCGATCCAGTTGAGGAGCTTGGTGATTTGTTTGTTGGCGTGTCGTTCCGTGTTTAGTTCTACTCGTAGCATAGTGAGTTCACTTTGAATCAAGCCGAAGTTGGCGTTGGTAGTCAGGCAGAACTCTTGCAGCTTGCGGATGTTGAGCGTGTCGCCGCCGCCATAGCCTTGCTCGACGGGGATTGGTAGTTGTATGGGGTGCATGCTCACGCTCCGAAGATTTTCTTGAGTGCGTCGTACAGCTCACGGGCTTGCACGATAGACAGCGTGTCCAACAACTGCGGCACAGTCGCTGAGAACTTGGCATTATCAGGCACTGGTGTTGGCTTCGGTGTCGCCTTTGCAGCAGGCTTTGCTTGTCTGACATACCCTTTTACGTAATGGTTGCCCACAGCTGTGTATGTTGACACGCTGCCATCTTTTTGCGCTCTAATGATGCCGCGTTTGACGAACTGCACAATGAGCGATGACGACGATGCGTCTTTGATGCCAGCTTTGCGAGCTAGCTCAACCAGTGCAGCTCTTGTACTGCCGGGGTTGTCCCTAATGATGTTGAAGAACGTCTCTGATACGCCCAAGGTATCTGGGAGCGCTGTCATGGTGTCTCCATCGTCGTCAAATTTAAGGTCCGCAAGTTTCTGCAGTTCTAATCTCAAGTCAGGCATATTCTTCCTCCAGTTCATCAATGATTTCATCAAGCATGTCGTTGGCATGCAGCGAGTCCAGCACAGCCTCATCTGAGGTCAGGTGGTCGTACTCAACTTCTAGTCTGTTGTACAGGTCACGCATGTGGCTCTTGAACTCTTCCTCGAACTCATCATGCAGTTTGTCGTAGTCGTAGCCTTGCAAGTTTGTTAGGAATACTGCATCCTGTATCTCTGTCTTGTAAGGGCTGTAGGCATGAACGAACTCGTCCAGTTCGGAATAGCAGTAGTCGCTTGGACACGCCATGTCAGAGGTGAACGACGTACAGTTCTCGTGGTAGTAGTGACCGCGATGTTCAACCCTGAAGCTCCAAGCCTGCTCAGCCAGCGTTATGAGTGCTGGGTCTGCGCGTAAGATGGAAGGCAAGAAGTCTCCCCATGAATACACACGACCATCGAAGCATGCACCATCACCTTGCGATGAGAAGCCGCTGAAGTACATACGATGAACCTCGATGCCGATGGCGTCCATGTCGCGCTTGAAGTCGTCATAGACTGCGTCCCACCATTCGATGTGCTCTGTGTTGTAGTGGCGATACTTATCGAGTATCTCGTCTTGCTGGCGCTTGGTCAGCGCCTCGAATCTTTCTATTGGTATCATAGCGGTGCGTCCTCGTGGTTGTCTGGATTGAACTTAGGGACTCGATTGCCGGTGTCTTTGGGGTTTGGGAATGATGGGAAGGGCCATGTCATTTGACTCTCCAATACTTACGGGTAACTTGCACCACCTCTTCTTTCGGCGGGATAGGCTCGAACTTGTTACCGAACGGCGGCGTCCAGCCGAAGCGTCTCCATGTAGCCTGCACGTCAGCGCCGCTTGTCCACTTGTAGTCGGGGTGGCCCACTGGGATGGTTGGTAATGTCCTCTTCATGGCTTGTCTCCTTCTAGTTTCTTGATTGCATGGAACTGCGCGACACTTCCGGGGTAATAATCTTCGGCGAACTTCACGAAGTCCTCCAACTTGCGCCTAGCAGAACGAAGGTCGTCAGCGATTTGATTGGCCAAGCGTACTGAATTCCGTAGCTCCTGTATCCGCTCGTTCAGTATGTCGATGTGTGCATCTTGCTCTCGTACCTTTACGCTGAGCTTACGGACTTCAACGGCATACCTGTCTTTCATGCCGCTGCCAACTTGGCTGCAATAGCTGCAGCTGTAAGGCCCTCGGTGTCTACGTCTTCGACGATCTTGGCACGTTGTGCAGGGCGCTCGAGCTTGCGCTCAAGGCGCTCGATATCGTCTCTGTGGATGTACATGCGCACACCGGGGAACAGCTTGACTGCTTCGTTGAGGGACTTGCACTTCTGAAGAAACTCGTCGATATCGTCCTTGATCTTCTCCCACCGTGCGTCGACGGCTTTCTCAACGACGGCGTCGTCCCAGCGTCGCAGCAGCTCGGCGCGGCCCGGAGTCTCCTCGGGGAACGCACGCACCTGATCGAGCGTCAGCTCGGAGTCAGGCCGGTTGTAGTAGTTGTCCTTTGGGCGCTGGTATGCGAACGTCATACCGTTGAATCGCACGGTGGTCTTTAGCGATACGGCTTCGTCAGTCCAGCCGTGGATGATGATGTATGCGTCGCCAGACTTGGTCAGCCAGTCTTTGGGGATAGACTCGAGAAGGTGGACGTAATCTGCTCCCCAGCAGCCGACGTTGTAGAGCATGCTTGCGTCGATGCTGTAGCTCTTGTCTATCTCTGGTAGATCGCTTGCCCGCTCTGCTTTGCGCATCAGCTCGATGACGTTTTTGGTGCGGTCGCGCAGCTCTTTGGTGATACCAACTGTTGCCATGATTAGATTCCTTCTTCCAGTTTGATTAGTGTTGAGACGTAGACCATTGCTTCTGTGAGCGTTATTGGTTCTTTGAAGGGGCCGTAGTGTGTATGCGGCACCTTGTTGATGGATACGTTGACGTGCCAGCCTTGCTGGTTGCGCACTACCTGCACGCCAACGGTGTTGCTCCGCTCTACGCGGATGCGTTCACTCTTCTGTATCGGATGCGCTAAGGAAGCTGGAGATTGATTCTCTGAGAGCATCGCGTGTCTCCTGTGGTGCATCAGCAGCTAGTGCGTCGTAGCACTGCTTGAAGATGTCGTTGTAGGCGTCGATAAGAGAGTCGAGTTGGTCAGCGGCGTTCATGGTTGCTCCAAGGTAAAAGGGATATTGTCGCCGTACGGAGCGCGAATGTCACTAGAGATACACCACACGACTGGGTAGTCAGGCGCGTTGGCATCGTTGAAGTCTGTGTAACCGTCGGTCAGGCACACGAACACTTCAGGCTTGATACCTTCCTTGGCGATGTAGTTGAAGCCCTCTTCCATGTCAGTGCCGCCGCCACAGTAGAACGTCAGAGCCACCTCCTCGCCCTGCTCAAACACCTCGTGCTTGGCTACGCTAGTGTCGACATACAAGACATGGACACGGGATGGGTTGCACTGCGACACGATGCGCTGCAAGTGTCCGTTGTAGTGGTCGAGTTCGGACTTGCTGATGGAGCCAGACACGTCGACTTGGATGACAACCTCACCCATCTCAGCGGTCTTGCCTGTGCTTGGCAAATAGCAGTTTGTGAAGCGGCGGTTAGGACGCGACCATGTGTAGTCACCGCGAGTGAACGAGGTCATGTATCGCTCGAGGATATCGTGCCATGGAGTCTGCACGTCGATGAGGTCGGCAACGATCTTGGCCAGCGCACCGGGCATCTTGCCCTGAGCCTTGGCTGCTTGGGCTGCTTGAGCAATCTCGACACGAGTCTCAGCGTCGATGCGGTCGGCCTCTTCAGTAGTTAGTGGTGAACCGCGCTCGATCAGGTCGTCACCAGTACCACCGGGGCCACCGCCATTGGGGTCGTCGGGCAGCTTGTTGTAGATGACGTCTACTGTCTCGTCCTTGGAGCCGGGCATATTGACACAGCCTTGAATCTGCTGGCCGATGCCTGCGTCCTTGAGCATGTCGTTAATCCATGCGTCACCTGCGATGTTCCAGCGTTTGGCTTGACGTGTGCCACGGCGCAGCGCATGCTGACCGATGACATGGCCGACCTCGTGACATAGCAGGAACACAAGCTCGTCAACAGACAGCTTCTCAACGAATGACTTGTTGTAGTAAATCTGACCGCGCTGATCGACAGCTGCAGTAGGGATGGTGTTGTCCTCGATGAGCTTGCGCTTCATGAGGATGGATGCAAAGAACGGATGCTGGGTAACGATTGATACCTTAGCACGGTCGAGTGTGGTAACTGCCATGATTACTCCTGAAAAGTGATGATCTCGATTGGCTCAGCGCCTCTGAGCATGTTGGCTATTTGCATTGATCTGTCTATGAGCTCCTGTGAAGTATGGTCTTTCAAGATTTCTATAACCTTACGGATTGACTCTTTGTCGTACATGGTGATGTAGAAGTTCTGGTCGTGCGAGGCGATACATGCCATCGCATTGTCATACTGCTGTTTGTAGTACCCAAAACGGTACGACGGCTCCTCCAGTGTCCAAGCTGTCCAGTCTGCATGGACGATCTCTCGTACCAGTGGTGCTGCTTGTGGAGTCAGGCCCAGTACGCGCAGGCCGTTCGAGTGCGGCTTCACCAACTGGAGGTGGTGCTTGGCAGCCAGTTCTTGCGCTATCTGCCTTGACTTGGACGACCACCCGCCTTCTAGGACACGGTTCTCAAGCATGCGGATGATGCTGTTACGCATCCTCACACCTAGTCGTTGTGGGTACAGCTTCACTGTTGTTTCTGTACCGGGCATACCAGTGATATGCCCTCGTTCGTTGTTGTTCATGTTGCTCACTTGGACTCCTCAAAAAAGTATCCATCGTCTTTTTGCACAATCTTTCCTTTCTTCTCGTATAAGTTCATCAACCAGTTGGCGTACTTGTTGGCCCTGCGTTCTTCGCGCTCGGCGGCACCGCGCAGCACAGAGTTACGCCACAGCAGTACAGCTACTGCGATCATCAGGATGTACTCGAGGTCAGTGAATGTCATGAGAACATCGCCATCTTTGACGCCACGTCTTGCAGCTTCTTCTTAGCCTCGACACGCTTGTTGGCTGAGCCCTTAATCATCTCCACGTCCTTGAGGTAGCCCTGCGCTGCATCTTCTAACTCAGCGATATCTGCGAGCAACTCAGGTGTCGGGCTAATTGCCAGCTTGCGAGCCAGTGTGCATCCGTCGATGACGTTCTCGACGAGGCTGTTGTGGAAGCGTTCACCCTTGAGACCTTGGTACTCGCCCAGCTTAGTCACCAATGCTTGTATGGGCTTGAGCATGCGCTGCACAGTGTCAGCGTTGGCGGCTTGCGCGGCTTCTTCTTCGGCGCGCCTGAACGATGCAACGTCGTCTTCACTGAGGTCGAACAGGAAATGCGAGGCGTCCGGCATGGGCTGGAAACGCAACTCAGCAGACATGGACAGCCTGAAGTCTTCGGCACTGGGGTACTCGGACACGTTGGCGCGTCCTGCTGCATGGCCGCTGTTGCGGTACATCACATCGTCCAACACTAGCTGGTCATACATGGGCATGTAAGTGTCGAGCAGGTTGTCCACCTGAGCGATGCGGTGCTTCATCTCCTGCGTGTACTCCATGTACATATCGTTGGGGAGAATACGTGGGCCAGCGTCCATGTAAGGCAGAGTGTGCTTCTTGTGGTACTGGTAGACCTCACCGTACTTGGCCATGATCTGGTTGATGGCTGAGTCCTTGTCCTTGAACAGCTTGGTCAGCACAGTGAGGCTGTTGTCTTTTTCCTGCGCTTGTAAGTTTGCCGTAAGCACAGCGTCACGCTTGGTGAGCGCTGCGCGACGAATAGTCAGCTTGACGAGGACTACCTTGTCCGAGAGTTTTGTAGGTGTCATGTTAGTTCTCCAGTGTGATGATTGTTAAAACCCAAGCCTTGGCCTCATCGAGGCCAAGAAACTCAGGTATGTTTTGTGGGTTGTCAACCCAGTAGCGGAAGTCGTGGGCCTTCCATCGCTTCTTCCTGTCTTTCCAGTTGGCCGCTCTAGTGAGCCCGAGGTAGCGTAGGTCAAACATCTTGCGGTTGATGCAAAACCCAGCTTCGCCTTCGTAATCCCCGCTCAACGTCCATGTCTCACCGTCGTCGCGGGTATGCCATTTAAGGTCACTGACTGTCACATCAAGACTTCTGCGTTCTTGGATGCCCACTCGACGAAGCTACGTGTGTGCTTGATCGTAGGCTGCAACTTGATCGCGTCCTTGGTTGCCATGACGTTGAACTCAGGAGACAGGCGGGACAGGTACTTAGACACCCGGTCGAAGTTATCTTTCGTTGACTTACGAGCCAGCGCACCAGTCAAGGCGTACAGAGTCGCAGGGTCTTTGGGTACGTCTGAGCCAACAGGGTCGAGCAAGATGGAGTCGATATCAGGCAGTGACTCGTAGATACGCTTGAAGCCAGTGTACTCAGCAGCAGCGCCCTCGCCTACCTCACCAGCGCAGTTGTCGAAGAACAGGCCAGAGTCGAGCGTCGATGGGATGAGGTTGACACGCTCCCATGAACGAGGCGTTGGATTGGCGAAGCGGTTGGCATCGAAGTCAGACAGCAAGCCGGGACGGAAGCGCAGGAACTGAATCAACACAGGGTCGATATCGTTCTCGAGCGCCCATGCAGTCCAGTCCTCGATGGTCTCTTGGAAGTCGAAGCGGCGTGTGCGGTTGGCCAGCTTGGATGTGATGCGATTGGCACCAGACTTGTCTTCGGTACGGTTGCCAGTGGCTATGATGAACAGCTCGTCAGACAGCATGAGGTTGCCTGCACGACGGTCGTAGATAACACCGCACAGTGCGTTCTGCATGGGGACAGGCGCATCGGACAGCTCCTCCAGAATGAGTGCTGCACGTCCGACACCACGGCGCAGGTTGTAGAACTCTTGGGGTGGAACCCAGCGTGTGTACTCGCCAGTGTTGTCAGGTACGCCGAGCACGTCAACAGGGTCACGCAGGGATGCAGTGAACTCTACGACCTTGTCGGACTCGATACCCAGCTCAGAGATAACCTCACGAGCACAGGCTGACTTGCCACCACCGGGAGCGCCGAGGATGAAGGGTACGACGGCATTGCCGCCATCGACACGGAACTGTTCGAGAACGGATGTTTTGATATTGCTGTAACGCATGATGATTCCTTGTGTGTTGAGAGATAGTTATGTAGCGTCTGGATGCGTGCCCCCATGCGTGACGCTTGAACGATGGGGTAGCCGAATTCTGAGTTGTTCGTCTTACTCGAACCTTACACGGTCACACGTCAACGTGTAACTTCTTGAGCACCAGCCCTGTGATGGCGTGGTTTTCTACGTATATCTTGGCATCGTCCAATGATGTGAACGATGCTGGTGGTTGTTCGGATATGCTGCCATACACGTTTGCATGGAAGGCCCCATGATCGGTGACTTTGATGTAGCCCACTTGGTTGACTACTACGGACTGTTTGCTGCCATTCCAGCCCTTCATGTGGACTCGTATGGACTTGGCCAAGTGGCATCGGTAGTAACCTGCGTGTGGCGTACTTGCACCGTCCTCCCATATGAAGTTCATTTCAACCTCGCTTTAGTCCGTATCAGGAGTCTGCGTGATTCGCGCAGTGCTTGGCGGTTGATCTGCCTGATGCGCTCCCGTGTTACACCGTAGAGGTTACCCACCTTGTCAAGTGTCATGTCTAGCCCTTCGACCATGTACATGACGGGGTAGTGGCGCTTGTGCTTCAAGTTGCTGGCTAGCAGTTCGCACAAGCGTGCTGCGTCAATGCGGTCCTCGAGTTCTGGGGTGTGGTCGTAGGAGTTATCCCTTGGCGGTCGCGGCAGCTCGGGCATGTCCTCATCTCTGGCGTAACCCTCGTGGTAGATAGCTGACTTGAGTTCAGGTGTGATGCCTACCATCGACCCGTACGGGTGAGTGTGGCCTTTGAGGACTTTGCCGTATGGTCTGTTCATCCCGGTCTCCATACCAGCAAGTCCATGAGCAGGACGCCAATGAGGAATAACAGTACGGCGATGCGTACGGCTCTGTGTGTAATCATTTGGTCTCCTTGGGTGGCATGGGGTAGCTGTGCACTAGCAGCATCGAGTCTGGCAAGCACATCTCATGGTAGGCGTCGGCTCGGGTGGTGATGAGTTCCATCATTCGGTCTTTCTCTGTCATTGCGGCTACTTCCAACGTGGCCATCTTCCAGCAGGCTTGGTACCGTGCATAGTCTAGGGCGGCTTTGTTCGTGTCTTTCATAGCTCTCTCCAGCCCGACTCGATACGGGCGATCAGTTGTTGAAATGTGATGCGGTGCAGTGTCCCGAACCCATCGTCCTGCCATACGGACGGGACTGACCCATGTGCGGTGTGTTTAGTCATTTCAACTCCCGTTGTTTAATCACTATCTTGTATCCCAATGAGTTGATACGCATCAGTGCGAGGTCAGTCAGGGTTTTGCAGCCGGTGAG